AACTGTTAGTGGTGATATAGAGAACGCTGCTAGATATAAAAAATTAGCTGTGTCTATGATGGATCTTCAAAGACAAAAGGTCAGAAATATGGTTGATCCTTACGGAACAAAGGATCAAATCTTAGATTACATGGCTGTAAGACCAGAGGCACAAAGAGAAATATTCAGGTATCTTAATGGTGGTGTTGAAGTTAAAGGTATACTTGACGAATTTGAAATGAATCCTGCCAACATCAAAGATAAAAAATTTCCTCAAAAAGCTAATGAATTATTTGAAATTTTGTACGCTGTTAAAGCTCAAGACTTTATTACAAAGACTCAAGAGTTTGCGTATGCAATAGACAAACAAGTGAGATTAAAATACGGAAAAACTTTTGTGGAGTTTTTACAAGATGATGAATTAGTAAAGTATCTATCACAACCCGGAACAGAAATGTTTAAAGAGTTTGCAGAGATAGAAGCTAGAGCAGTTCAAGATGCTTTGCGTAATACCTTCTCAAAGAAGTATGGTGGTAATGATGGTTTTCTACAACAAACTGCAAACTTTATAGAAAATATTAGAAACTATCCTGGGGTTGGAGTGCTTGCACCCTTTGGGCAGTTTTGGAATAACAGTATGGCTTTTATGTTTGATCATTCTGGTATTAGTCTTATGAATAAGTACACGTTAAGAGCAGGTGGAAAAGAGGCACAAAGTAGAGACACTATGGATTTACTTACTAAATCTGCTGTTGGTTGGAGTGCTATTTCTATAGGAACTTATAAACAAATGCAGAACCTAGAAGAGGGTCTTGCTTGGTACGAAGACAGAGATGACTCTGGTGCAGTAGTAAGCTATCTTTATGAATACCCAAGAAATGTTCCTATGCTTGTAGGTAGAATGGGAGCACATTTAGTAAGAGATGGTGCAGTTCCTACAGATTTACTTAAAGCTTTTAGTGACAACTTTGGTACTCGTGCTTTAACAAGAGATTTTGGTGACGCATACGGTGCAGTAATAAAAGGTTTTCAGTTAGCTGCAGAAGCTCAAGACCAAGAAGTTCTTGACTTAACAGGGCAGTTCTTAGGTGAGATTGTATCTCAGTACGCATCTGGTCTAACAAGAAGACTTGAACCAGTTAATCAAACACTTGCTATGTTTAAAGGAGAGGACTACGAAGTAGTAGATAAAAAACAAGGAGCTAAATGGATTAACGATTCACTGAGATACACAGACGAAATTTTCTTTACTATAAAAGAAGGTAAAGACAAAAAAGAAAAGGCTTTGTCAGACGAACCTATGCCTGTACCTATAGGAAAACTTGTGGGGTATCGAGAGGTTCAACCTTCTTCAACAATTCAAAAACTTTTTAATGATATCGGTAGACCTGAATGGGATACAGGAATAAGAAACAAATCTCCTGAAGCTATCAATCATTATAATAAGTATGTAAGACCTCAGATAGAAATGTTAGCTGATGTTGTTCTTTATAATAATGATTGGGATAGTATGCCTCTAAAAGAAAAACAAAATGCTGTTAAAGCTATCTTGAGAGTGGCTAATACAAACACTAAAAAAGCACTTAAACAATCTTTAGATCCAAACGAAAAGAAAACAAGTCTTATCTTTTCTATAAAAGGTGCAAGCTCAAAACAAAGTTTAAGAAAAGCTCTGAAATACTTTGACGTTTCTGAAAAAGATTTGTTTGATCTGGACGTAAATCAACTTTTCATTCTTGAAGACATGGTAAAAAGATTTGAGAAAGATATTAGAAAAACAGGTAAAAGGTTGGGGATAGAATAAAAAAAACCCCCAGACTTAGCTGAGGGTTTTAGTTTAAGAAGATTTATCTCTACTCTTTTTATAATCAAGCATAAGCTTTGAATAATTGTATGCTTGGCTTACAATCTCTTCTGATCGTAGATACTTTCCAGATCCTAGCAAACCCGACAGTGCAGCACCTGCAAAGTAATCCCTACTTGGTATATCACCAGTAGGAATCTCTTCTTTCATAAACTCTTGAGCTTCTTGTTCAAGGGTTTTTTTATTATCTTTACTCATTTATGTTTTTCAACCCATCTTTTACGAAGACGGTTTAAGTACCAGATAGCTTTGTCTATATCTTCTAGACCGTTCTTTTGTTCGCACCTCCACATATACTTGAGAACGTTAGCAGCGTGAGGGGCAATAGCACCTGACATATTTTCTGTCATAGCTTCAATGGCTTCAATACACTCCAACTTTGATTGGTTGTAATGTATCGGTTTATTTACTGGATCAATACTCAAACACTCTCCACATTTATTATCATCATCTAAAAGGTTACCACACTTTTCGCAGTGCATAATTACTCCTTGTCTATAATAATTAGTTCTGCTTCAGTGTAAGGTATATGATAGAATGTTTCTCGCCTGTCAACTCTTGCAAAGGAAGGTTTTTTAATAACATCATCAGTCATCTGACTTCCTTTTATTTTCCAAGCTTTAGTATACTCACAGTTAAGAACGTAGAAAAACAAGTTGTCTATCTCGTCTTGATACTTTTTAACTAACCTTTGTTTTCTTCCTGGGATTCTAACTTCTTCCCATTCAGAAGGCCACCGACTATCTGGTAACAAAGTAAAACCTCGATTACCTAAGTAGTCCTCACCCCACTGTGCTTTACGTTCCACTTCATGATAGTAAGTTTTACCATCTTTCACTGAAACAACATCAGCATTATAATCTTCTTCTGTTGATAATATTTCATGCCCTTCTGATTTTAAATATTTTATAAGGGCTTGCTTTGAAGGTTCGTTGACCTCGTTATAAACATCTGCTCTAAATTTCCTTCTGTACATAATGCCTCCGTTTCAGTTCGCATAGTAGAAGTTCCTGCTCATAGTCAGACATTATAATCCAATTCCTTATTTCGTCAACAGTTCTTTTACAGCCTAGACAGAAACCATCATCATCTATCTCACAGACTTTTATACATGGTGAGGGAGTGCTCCCATATCTAGGAGCAATCCTTCTTCTTACATGAGGAATACTCATTCACACTTACGAAGTCCTGTTGCAGGATCAAAGTAGCAAGCACCACCTTCATCCACAAAGTCCTGAGTTTCTTCAATGTCACTTTCTTCTGCTACGTCTTCTGAGTATGAAGCTGTAAGAATACCCATGCGTTTACCTGACGCTCTAAAAGTTGTGCATCCTGAAGCACCACCGTCATAGGCATCCATGTAAATCTTTTTAAAATCTTCCCAGGTTACATCATCACCAACGTTACAAGTTTTACTGCAAGCACTGTCAACAAACTTAGAAGCAACATTAAGAACTTTAACGTGGTCAAACACTGACAGTTCGTTAGCTGTTTTACCCTCTACTTTAAAGACACTATAGCCGTAGTCCTCTACTCTTACAGTTCTTTCACCATCAAACTCTTGAATCTTTCTGTCATAAAAAAGACTGAAGGGTGGTTCAATACCAGATGAAACATTGTCTGCTGATAAACTTATTGTTCCTGTTGGAGCTACAGATAGTAAGTGACTGTTGCGAATACCGTATTCACTAATTAAATTTCTGATATGATCAGGCAACGTCTTTGCAAATTCAGAGTCAAGATACTCTTTTCTGAAAAGAGGAAAAGCACCTTTCTCGATAGCAAGTTCAACAGAAGTTGTGTAAGATACATCTCTTATAACACCCATTATTTCTTCTAGGGTTTGTAAGAAACGATCACTGCCATACTCAAAGCCTAGTGCTTCAATAGCGTTAGCAACTCCGGTGATACCTAAACCCATACGCCTTTTACTTTTAGCTTCTAGCTCCTGTTCCTTCAGTGGATAGGTTGCTCTGTCTACAACGTTGTCCATTGCTCTGACAACATGAGGTATGTCATTACGTAGTTGGTTCATGTTGAACACGTACTTACCATCGTGCTCAATAACATATTTAACTAAGTTAAAAGAACCAAGAAGACATGCACCGTTAGGTGGTAGGGGCTGCTCTCCACAAGGATTTGTTGCTGCTATTGTTTCACAGTAGTGCAGATTATTTTTCTTGTTAATACGATCAATAAAAAGTATTCCAGGCTCTGCCCAATCCCATGTACTTCTCATGATTTTATCCCACAGAGCACGAGCATCAACTGTCTTACGCACCTCTCCGTTAAAGACTAGATCAAAGTCAGTTCCATCTTTTACAGCAGTCATAAACTTATCAGTAACACCAACACTAATATTAAAGTCTGTTAGTTCAGTCATGTTGTTCTTTGCTGTAACAAACTCTTCAATGTCAGGATGGTCAACACGTAGTACACCCATCTGTGCTCCACGTCTGTGACCTGCAGAAGCAATAGTCTTACAGACTGCATCAAAGATCCCCATGAAAGACAAAGGACCAGAGGACTTTGACTCCAAAGATTTAATTAGAGCACCTCTAGGACGTAGAGTAGAGAAGTCGTATCCGATACCACCACCTAGTCTCATTGTTTCTGCTGCACGTCTTGCAGCGTCCATGATACCGTCCATACTATCTTCAATAGTAGTAGAAACAAAACAGTTGTAAGGGGTTACACGTCTTGGTGCTCCCATAGCAGACTGCACCCTCCCTGCAGGTAAGAATCTTTGGTTGTATAATATTGTTCTGAAGTTGTTGAAGTGACCCTCATTATCTTTGAGAGCCTCTGCTACACGAGTCATAGCATCTTTAAATGTTTCTCCCTGACCTCTGTATTTTTCCTCGTGAACCCTCTTTGAAACTTCTAGGGTTGGTCCATAATCCTGTTCTACGTTTGGTATATTCATCTATAATCTCCTGATCCTTTTATTGTTCCACGTTTCTCTCTGCTATCTAGCTTCTTCATGTTCTCTTTAATAACGTCCTCCAACTTTATATCTAAAAGATTGAGGATAGCTTGAAAGTAAAAGAACATGTCACCTGCTTCAAGTGTAACACCTTGCTTATCCAGTGGTGTATCATCTCTTTTATGCTTCTTTAACTTTTCAAAGAACTCTCCTGTCTCTCCTATTAAACCCATAGTGTTTTCTAAAAATCTTTTATCACCAGTGGTAATCATTTTATTTTCTACCCACTCAGCGTAGTCTTCTAGCTTAATTGGTTCTGTTGTTTGAAAGGCTTCAAAGTATCCCATGTCTTCTAAGTCTTTTCCTGTTAGCATTATTTCTCCTTTGCATCTATTTCAATTATTTTAACATCATCTACATCATATATGGTGTCTTGAATCCTTTCTTCAAGACTCTTTGTTACACTATCAGAAGCAATAAAGTTTGCTTCAGGATCAACATCCAATAGCATTGTCAATTCAAACAACACGAGAACCTCCAAGTTATATAGGCTAAATTTTTTACGTCAATCTATTCTTTTGTCCATTCGTCAGGAATAGATTTATCTGCGTATTGAAAGCCATACTTCTTGCACCAATCTCCGTAAGAAGACTTAGCACCTTTGTAAAGTTTGGCTCTACTGTTCTGAAAAACAAAACGAATATCGAGTTCAGGAAATTGTTTTGCTATCTCTTTATGCTTACGTCTATCATTAGCAACAAAACGTCCTTTTGTTTCTATGATAATACCGTTGTCTAAAACGAAGTCAGGTGTATACGTTCTGATCTTTATGTCAACCCACTTGATCTTATTTTTTTCGTATTCAAAGCCTACGTCTTTTGAACGTAGTTCATTAGCAACATCATCTTCAAAGCCTGAGCGATACCCTGCTTTGATTGCTGATGCTCTATATTTATTCTTGGTCATGATAGGTAAAATCTTCTGGTACGTTTGGTTGTTTAACAACGTCAACCAAAAGCACGTCACCTGTCTTGTAAACAAATCGTCTTGTCTCAGGCCAACACTTCTTGTTGAACTCACAGAACCCACAAGAGGGGTGAAGCTTTTTGTTAGGGCTTGTTGCTGATTGAGGAACTGGTTCGTATCCTCTATCAGGAATACCACCCGATACCATTGTCTTTGCTTTCTCTATCTCTTTTTCTTTTTGTTCTATCTCTTCAGAGAAGTCGTACACATCTAAGCATATACCACCCCCTACTTTATCAACAACAAGAAAAGCTCCGTGTGTTTTATTCTTTACCAGTGGATCAGTCCTAGCAGCATACACGTAAGAACTAAGCTGACTGATATAACCAAAGGGATCATTATCCCTTAAGTTACCCTCAGCAAACTTCTTGAACGAGTAAGGGGAAGCAGACTTAACATCCACTGTCATACCATCAATCACCGCATCCCTGTGACCTGCTAAGTCATTGATGATTAAACGATCCTGTTGTCCTTCAACACGGTGACCAGACGCTTCAGCAATAGAGAGTACTAATTCCTCAATCATATCGCCATAGAAGAACTTAAGTAAATCTGATGGAGAAGCAGGTTTACTCGCTGCAGGTTCGTTTATTTTATACCAAAGTTTTCTTTTGCAAGGACTACCAATAGAAGAGAACGACAAATATCTTCTTGGTTTTTGTGGTGCTCTGAATCTTGAAGTAGCTGCCTTAGCTATTCTCTCACTCATTTGAAGACTTATTAAATGATCCCATCCGTTTAATCCTTGGATGGTTTTTTCCATATCTTTTACGAGTGTGTTTATATTTTTCATGGTCTTACCTTTTTATTTATAAAAGCCCCCACCCTAAGAAACTTTACAAACAAGGATGGGGGCTAATTCTTCTAGGGAGAAAGGATTATTGAAAAACCTAGAAGGGGATTGAGTCCTGTGGCTCTTGTTGGGAGGAAGATTTAGAACCTCCAGAACTCTTTGAATGATCTTGAAACATTTGACGTGGCTTGGAGTTACCACTCTCTGATTCATAGACCACATGATCTAGGACTTGAAGTCCAACCAATCGTGTACCAGTTCCCATCTTTGTGGGGTACACTTCAACTTTAACAATCCCTTTACTGCCGTTGCCAATAAGACCTTTATCTTGAAGATCCCAAGCTTTACCAGTAACATCAGCTACGATAGGTGCACCACCCATCCAATCCTGAGAACCAGTGTGAGGACGTGACACAGTAATCTTGTGACCACCTTCTACTTCCTCAATCTTTTTCTTGCACCCTGCATCAACAAGAGCTTTAGCAGTCTTCTTGTCAGTAATCACAGTTACTTTGTACTCACCATTTGTTTCGGTGTTCCACTCGTTTTGGTCACGGTTGGACTCAAATACTTTTGCCCACTCGATTGTTCCCTTGATATCCATTTGTGTTGATGGCATGTTGCCCTCCTTTAAACATTAATACTGTAATACATAGTGTTTGAAATATAGGTTGTCAATGGGTCTCAGCCCAATTTTTTCCTATGTCGTAAGACCCTGGCGTGGGTATCTTAAACCCTAGTTCTTCCCCAGTTTCTAACATGCAGTCAGCTTGTATCTGACCTAACCTTTTAGCTTCTTCCTCTGTGCCAATTACCTCCACTTGATATTCGTCATGAATAAAACCAACCATCTTAAAGTTGATGCCCTCTTGTCTAGCTTTGTCGTGCCACTTGATTAGACTGTGCTTCATCAAACAAGCCTCACCATTTTGTAACATACCTGCTAATGCTTTGTGTGCGTTAGGCACTGGAACTTTACGTCCATCATACCCAGTAAAATATCCTTGCTCTGCAACATAAGGCACAAGTTGGTTCTTAAGATTGTACAAACCATCAATACTCATTTCAAAACGAGTTCTGGCACTCTGTGCATCCTTCATACTTACGTTAAGTATTTGTCCTGTCTTTGCTACCCCTGCCCCAAGTAACCAAGCATAAATAAAAGTCTTTGCCATATCCCTTGTACCATTAGGAACGTTTAAAGCTTTCTTGTTTACGTTATGGATATCTGTTTCGTTTTCTTTCTTTCCTGTCATGATAGCTTGAGCATATTGATCTGCTTCAAAGTGTCTCCAAAGATAGTCAGCTAACACACGTAACTGGATACCGTCAGCATCCGTACCAACTAACCAAGAGCCTGATGGTACAGTCCAACAAGCACGTAAGTGTAGATCATACTGCTTCTTTACTTGCTCCACTGCAGTCTTTGCATCACCGTGAAAAGGTGAGGCTATGTTAGCTGTGTTAGGATCTTTGTGAGAACATCTTCCTGTCCATGCTCCAATGTTGTTGATGCTGCCGTGTATCCTTAAATCTTCACCACACTGCCCTAGCCACTCCACCAGTGAGGAACGCCTACCTTCAAGTGTCAACCACTGGGCTAGAGCCTTTGCTCCTGTAGGGGCTGTGTCAGGAAGTGTGCTGAGATTTGCCTCCGAAACTGTGTATCCGTAGACATCCAAGTGCTCTTTCTTTTTATCGTAAAATTCTTGATCCATACAAGGAACTGACTTCTTCCAAGGGTCACCAACTTTAGTTCTGGAAAAATCTATGGCAGTCTTTGTTTTATCTACTGGTTTCCAGTTGGCTTCCCACAGTGCATCAATACGATCTTTTACTGATCCAGGATTAAAACTAATCCAATCAGAACAAATTAGATCTTCCCCTTCAATGTGTGTCATACCATACTTTTGTTTTGCTTTTGTAACAGTAGACATTTCAGTTCCGTCTTTCTTGAGGCGGTACTTTACTCTGTTTACTTCTGTTAGTTTAGGTGGGAAGTCTACTTGAAATTGTTCCTCCAAAGTTTTCATCTTTGTTTGTATTGAGTTAAGAAGGAACTCTGCCTTTGGTTTATCAAAACAAAAACCGTAGTATTGAGAACGAACAAGTTCTATTTGAACATCGTGCTCTGCTCTTAAAGACTTACGCCAATCAGGACTCCAAATAATATCATGGAAGTGATTGAACAAATGTTCTGTAACCTCGATGTCCTGATACCAGTAGTCAACCATTTCAATACTGAACTTATCAAACTCATTAAAATCTCCTTTGTGTTTATCTAATCGGATACCCCAAGCCTTAAGACTGTGAGGATACTGAGCACCTTTTGGAATAGCAATGTTGTAGTCTACTAATCTACTGATGATAACAGTATCAATAATCTTTCTTGGATCAATGACACCTGGTTTCAAAAGTTTGTTTAACATAGGTGCGTCAAACTGTATAAAGTTGTGACCAACAATCATGTCTGCTGACTCATACCATTTGATAGCTTCAGCCTTAGCTACTGGATCTTCATGGCAGTTATCAAACCTACGGATCTCTCCGGTGCTCAAGTCCTTACCACCACAAATCCATAGCTTGTCACTATCTTCAAGACCGTTGGTCTCTATATCACTGACAACTATTCTCATACGTCAAACACTACCTCTTCAAGTATTGTAGTCTCTGGGTCATAGTATACTGATCCTGAGTTACCTAACTTTGCAAAGGGTCTGTTCTTGTCAATAATAAACTGGGTGGTATTGCGTTCAGTTTCGTCTTCTGACTCAACGTTACGACTGAGTTTGATACAAATAATAGCTTCCTCTTCAAGAGAAGATGCGTACTTAGTTCGTCCATCATCATTAACTTGAGAGATAAAAACTACTCCAATGTTTAACTCTTTTGCAAGCTGCGCCATCCTAGCACCAAGGGTAGTCAGTGTGCTTGTGGCGGCATCCACCCCAGAGTTTGACAGGTAGGCTAGACGTTGAACGTGGTCTATAAAGATGTACTCAGCACCGTAGACTGTGGCTGACGTTCTTACATAATCAAGAACCATCATAGGATCATCGTGTCCTTCCATGTAGAACACAACAGACTTGTCACCCCCACCTAACTTTTGGGCGGCATCAATTACTTGTTGCTCTGTAAATCCGTTTGCTTCAGCATCTTCTTTTGTTCGGACATTCTTACCTAGTTCGTAGGTTGCCATGCCTCTGTAGGTTGTACCCTTCATCTCTTCCATGTGTAGCATTGCTACCTTAGTTCCTTGACGCAACAATCCTACTTCAAAGTATCTGACTAGTTCAGTCTTACCTTGACCCCTGAGTGCTTTGATAAATGTTAGACCACCCTTAACAAGACCACGCATCTTATCATCCAAGCCAGTGTGTCCAGTTGGGGTGTACTCGTAAGGGTTTTCTGTTTCTATTGCTTCTTTGATAGCTAGATCACCAACAAAAAAGTTATCTGGGGAATATCTCTGGGGTTTAAATGCTGCCCACTTTAAAGCTTCAGCATCACCGTTCATCAAGAACTCGTTGGCATCCTTCCACTTGGACATAGGAACGTAGTAAAACTTTTCTGGCATCAAGTTATAAAGTTTTTGTGCTGCAGCTTTACCAGTTGCATCAGACAATTCACCTGCGTAAACCACCATCTCAAATGAATCTAAATATTTATGATTATCTTTTATAAAAGTTTCGGACATCGATCCGCTAGGCAAAGACTTAACTGGGTAAGCACCATCAATAACCTCGTACAAACTGGCGGCATCAAACTCACCCTCAGTTATGTAAATACGTTTACTAGATCCTGCGTTAAACTCAGGACCAAATAAAGAGTTCTGACCTTTGCCCTTCCAGAAGAAACGCTTCTCGTGGTAGCCACGATATTTAACAGCACCATTGGGATACTGAAAGGCGTACCTTACTGGGGTATTATTCTCTCCGTACTGAACTTGAATATTAAAAAGTTTAGCAGTCTTTTCTTTTAGTCCACGTATGCCATCAAACCTACCACTAATTACTTTTGTTTTGTGTAGATCTACTTTCGGTGGTGGCGGTGGGTAAGTTGCTTCAGCCCAATCAAATTTTTTATCTGATCCAGGGTAACCCCTACCGCATGAATGACAGTGACCAACCTTCTGATTTATGTTGTAACTAAATGCGTCACTGCTTCCACAATCCTCATACGGACACGGTTGATGACTTATCTCTCCGTTGGTCTTCACTACTGCTTTCATTATCAATCCTTTCTAAAAGCTTTCTTCTGGACTTCTTTGGGAAGTCTTCAGTATTCCATCCGTTATTAACCTGTTCTACTGCCCAACTATAACTTATACTAAAACATCTAGCGGCTGCAGCTATACTGTCAAAGTTTTTTCCGTATAATCTGCAAGGTCTCCCTGGTTTTTTTATTGTTGGTGCATGTTTGATACGGATATGACAAGGTACTCCCTTTGGTTGCATTAAGTATCTCCCATGTTTCTTGGGGCATACACTTCACCGTTGTATGAGCTACCTGTTTTACCGTCAACTCCAAAATTAAAGAACGCTAGCACAATAAGGATAGCTAGTATCCAATAGATAGATACTTTACTCCATTTAATAAAAGCTTTGTAAGTTCTTTTTGCTTCAAGCTCTGCAGCTTCCCTTGGTGTCATTGTTGCACGTCCACTTCTAGACAAGCTACTGTCTCTGACTTGTGTGTTATCATCTTAGCTGCTTTGCTCAGTTCAATCTGGCA